ATATCTTAAAATAACCACACCTGATGATCCGTTACCACCTGCACCTGATCCATCACCACCACCGCCACCACCTGAACCTGTGTTAGTTACACCATTACCGCCAGTGCCGCCACCACCAGCACCGCCTTGACCGCCAATGCCACTACCGCCAACAGCACTTCTACCACCACCACCACCACCTGCATAATTAACTGATGATCCAGTAATAGAAACTGCTACACCAGCACCGCCAGTGCCGCCACTTGAACCACCAGTCGTGTTACTACCAACAGCTCCTGCACCGCCACCACCAGCACCGCCAGCATTTGCGCCGCCAGTATTTGTTCCACCTGCATAACCTTGATTCGTAGCACCACTTCCACCTGAAGAACCTGTGCTACTTCCACCAGCACCGCCACCTGATCCACCAGCACCGCCACCAACTGTTGCTCCAGCCCCAGCACCGCCACGAGTTGAAGTTATGGTTGAAAACACTGAAGCATTTCCATAATTACCTAAAACGTTTGCAACAGATGAACCTGCGCCACCTGCGCCAACAGTTACTGTGTAATTTGTAGCAGGCAATAAAGATAAAGCGGTTTCTAATGATCCACCACCGCCTGTTGCAGTTACTGTTGAACGTAGTCCACCAGCACCACCGCCTGAACCAAAGTTACATCCACCGCCACCACCACCAGCTACGACAAGGTAATCAACTGCAAATGTCCGCGGATAATTTTGACTCGCAATAATTCCTAGTTTGAGCATTATGAAATGTCACCAATCACTGTGAATACATTTGATGCGGTGCAAATAATTGTGCAGGCTGAATACTTTGCCCTTAAAATTGGTGCTGATGCTGATGCACCAGTTGATGTGATTGTCACACCCGCCCCTGAAATTGTTGTTAATCCAACGCCTATTGATTGCACATTTATGACCTGACCAGCTGAAAATGTGCTGGCAGGGATTGTCACAACTACCGCTGATGCATTTGATGTTGTCACCAATTTGTCTGCATCACCTGCAACCAATGTATATGTTGTGCCTGTTTGTGCGTTAAATGATAATAATTTGGGGGATGCTGCCGCTGCCAAATCGTATGCTGATTTAACTGATGCAGGAACGGCTGCGGTTGTGGTTGATGTGCTGGATGTTGAATTTTCCAATTGGACTGCACCTTTTTGGGCAGTTGTGCCATCTTGAATTCCAACTGTAATCGCACCTGATGAACCGCCACCTGTCAATGGTGATGTGGCAGTTATGCCAGTAATATCACCCTGATCATTTGCAATCCATGTGAAATCCATATCTGTTGCTGATGCTTTACTTAAAATCTGACCAGTTGTGCCACCTAATAAATCTTGCATTGATGTGGCAACTGCTTGACCAAAAACCTCAAAATCAGCTGGTAAGTCAGTGACCAAATCTGTGCTGGTCGGCATTTGCCACGAAAATGGCGTGGTTGGATTACTCATATTTTTTCTCCTTTTCTAAGCAACAATCGCTGCGTTTTCCCATGTAAGTGTTCCCAAAATTGTGCTCCACATTTCAACAATCGGCACATCATTCCAGCGCATTGCAAAAAGACTGTATGCAAGCGGTGACATAACTGGCGAAATTGAAACCTGGTTGTATGCTGCTTTAATTGTCCAGCCTTCAACCCACCCCAAAAAATTTCCTGCGCTCATGTTTAATGGCAGATCAGACAACTGCACGGGCATTCCCATGAATATATTGATCAATGAATCCCGATCTGAATCTGATATTTCAGGGTTTGTTAATTCATAAGTAATTGAGTTAAACATTGGCTGCGGGTAGGCACGGATTGCCAAATAGAAATCTGCCTGAGCAGTTGCATCACCTGCATTAAATATTGTGGTGGTAAATATCTGAGCCAAATTGCCATAGATTCCAATTGAAACTGGATCATTTGCGCTGACCTCGTTAGCTGATAATGATCCATATTTAACTGTGACATCATTTCGCACATCACCTGCGCGGGTTTGAATTTTAAGTGAATTTGCCAAGGCATCATTCGCGCTTAATTCCACATAACCATTTGCGGCAAGGTAGGTGGTGCGGTGGGTTGAATCAGCGTAGGAGATTTGACCCTGGGGGTTTTCGTATAAGTAACCCAATCCTGAATTTGCCAATGCTGAAACCAATGAATAAACATCAGTGCGGCTTGATCCACGATTTGCCAATTCATAATTGCCAGGGCGATCAATCTCACCCAATCCAGTGTTAAACGCATCAGCCCAGGTTAATGTGGGATCAGTTGTTGCCCATGTCAATGCAGCAGGCACGGCATTCCATTGAGCAAATAACACGCCTTGCAAAATCTCATAAATCTGATCACCATCAAAATCTTTAGCCAATACGCCATTGGTTAATGCCTTCGGCAATCTAGCCAATGCACCCAATGCAATGATTGTGACTGTTTGTGAATAGGCAACTGATCCAACATCAGTGACCGATACTGCGACATCAACAATTGAGCCACCAAATATTGGCACAAATGTTGCGGTTGAATCTTGCAATTCAATTGTGATCCCTTGGTTGATCTCAGCTAAAATGGGGGATTGATCCAGGTTAATCAATTCAATATTTATGTATCCCGCTTGCGCCTGGGTGTAGATGTTTGTGCGCCCGCTGGTAATGCTTAAATTTGCAAGGATTGCAGTTGTGTAATCAACCCCATTTATTTTAACCCGCCATACTGGATTCCAGACTGTCATCTCAAACCTGCCAAAATAGATGCACCATTAGTGCCGCGATAATAAGAATCATTTAATGTATCAACAATCGTGCGGGCAGTGCCTTCAGAATCAATCGCGCCACTGACATTGATGTTGTAAATAGGTGATGGCAGAATGCCAGCGCGTAATGCTTCGCTAGTTGTTGCAACCTGTCCATATTGAAATGCTGAAACTGATGATGCTGCTGCTGCAATACCGCCGCCACTTGCTCCGCTTATTGATCCACCACCGCTAATTGATGGGGTCATTGGCGCACTTGGTGTTGATGATGAACCTGAAAATCCTGGGTTTCCTGACCCATAGGTGAAATTAGATGATGGCTGACCAATTTTGTTTAGGTAGCCAATGTCTGATCCTGGTTTAATTAAGTTAATTCCGCGTATTACTAGGTTAATTGAATCAATGATGAAATTGATGATCGGTGTTATTGCGCCCAGGATTGTGCCAAATGCGCTAATAATTGCTGATGCTACTTTTGCGCCAACATCAATCAGGAATCCAAATACATTTTGCAACACTGGCAAGACATAAACCTGCATCAATTCAATAAAGCCTTGAAATTTTTCTTTATTCTTATCAATTGCATCAGCAATTACATCCCAGGCATCTTTGAATTTATTAAATATTGGCACACCATATTCAAAAATGAACCCGATCATTTTCTCCAACACTGGGAGCAGGGCAGTGCCAATGGCTTCTTTGCCTTCCTCAAATCCTTGTTTTAAACGATCAATGCGCCCCTGAAATGTTTCAGCTGCTCTTGATGCTGCGCCGCCATAAAGATCAGTCAATGCCTGGGTTGCACCTTTGAAATCCATTGTTTTCAGTTGTGTTGCATTTAAACCAATTCCCAGTTTTGCCAATTTCATGTCGTTGCCTTCATAGGCTTTCGCCAGGGCTTCGGTGACTGTTGCCAAATCTTTTCCGCTGCCTTTAGATACATCAATTGCCAAATTCAAAATGTCTTGGGATTTGGTGACATCTTTTGTGCTTACCGATAACCGCTGGAATGATGCGCGGAGATCATTGTCGGTGATACCAGTTGCCAGTTGTGTTTTGGTTATGTATAACTCAGTTGCCGCAATTTGGGCATCAGTTGCACCAGTTGCAGCCTTTAACGCGCCCGCCAATCTAACCTGAGCAGCCTCATCCTCAATTGCAGATTTAACTCCATCAATGCCAATCTTGACTGCGTATGCCGCTGCTGCTGCTGCTGCCAATGCAAATGCTGCGCCAACCTTCTTGCCAACATCTCCCATTTTGTCGCCAAAACTCTGGGCATCTTTTTCACCCTGGGCAAGTGATTTTTTTAGCTGATCAACATCAGCCAGGATGGAGAGTTTTAGGGTGCGTGATCCTGTTGCCATCACCACTCCTTTATTATCTGATCAAATGAGTTTTCCCATTGATCAATAATGTATGGCTGCTCTTTGCGTAGTGTTGGATAAATAAACCAGCCGCGTGATCCGCGACCTTCTTTGCCTGACCACACTGGAAATTGCTTAAATTTGTTTGATCCAAATTCTGATCCACCCCACAATTGCTGGGTTGTGCCGCCGCCGCTGAATTTTTGTGATGCAAATCCAAAACTCATTTCACCGATCTTTGATGATTTGGATACCCGCGAACCTTGAGCAATAGGGGATGCAACTTTGCGTGAGAATAAACCATCAGCAGCATCAATGATTTTGCGTTGCAAATATTCAACCAAACCGCTAGATTCTTTTTTGGCTTGCGCAACTGCCTCATCACTCATTGCACCAAATGCCTTTATGATGCCGCGCAATTCGGCTTTGTCATAAGCAATTGCATCACTAGCCATTTTTCTCCTTCAAAATCTCCATTGCGGTAATAATCTGCTCTGCGGTTTTCCATTCACTCATTGGAATTGATGTGGCTATTGCCAACTCAATCAATAAGCGGTTTAGGCTTCCGCGTTTGAAACTTTTGGGTCATCTACTCCCACCACCACATCAACGGCAGTTTCACACCAGGCTTCATAAGGTTTGACTGGCTTGCCACCTGCTTCACGCTTCATGGCGTGATATGCCAGGAATAATAAATCAGAAACTCCGATTTTTTCCTGGGCTTGGCTGATGATGTTGCCAGTTTTCTGCTCCCACTTTGCCCACTCTGAAACCTGCGCGGTGTAGGTTTCTGATGACCCATTTGAATATTCAATTGTGATTGGTAATTTCATTTGTTTGCTCCCGATCTCTAATTAGGTAAGTGCTGGGGTTGTCACACAAGTAAATGACAATGAAACTGTTTGTGCATCAGGTGCAGTGCCACCAGCTGAAGGCAGGATTGGCTGCACATCAAACGCAAATGATGCGCCTGAATCTGCGCCAAATATGACAGAAAGACCAGTATTTGGTGCGTTTGTTGCAGCTGTCCAGAGAGCTTCACAAAGTGATCCTGATGCTCCCCAATCAGCCAACATTTCAACGGCAAATGAGCCTTGAGTGTCGGTTGTAAAGTACGCCTTGCCATCGAGTGTTTGATATGTGTTGATTGTTGAATCAACAGTCAAAGTCGCTGATGTGGCTTGAGCATCATAATTTGCAGCAGCAATGCTGAAAGTGATGTCTCTGCCCGTGATGATTGTTGTTGGCATGATTTCTCCTTAATTGGTGTAGTAGGTGCTGACTTGTAAATCGGCTGTGAGGTATTTGCCCGCGCCAACTTCCAATGGTTGTGGTTGATTGACATTGCCTACGACATAGCCGTTTGGCATTGTGCTGATGATACTAATCATCAATTGTTCTAAATTGTCTAAAGCTGCTGCATTGCTCATGTAAGCAACAACACCTGTGACAGTCAGATTGACTTTCACCTTTGTAGTTGATCCATTGATTAAAACGCTTTCAAGATACGGTGCATCCGGTATTAAACAGATGCTTGGAGATGTCATTGCCTCTGGAATGCCGTTATAGACATTGGCAGCAATAGTTGAAAGCGCGGTTTTTAATGGTGTGCGTACAGCTGATTCAATACTCATTGGCACATCGCCTCAACATCCAAAAATGGCCCAAGCAAGCCAACGACTCTATTTGTCAAGCTGCGGCCAAGCACAAATGGTGATGGCTGGAATGTGTCTGACATAATTTGATTGCCGGGAGCTGTGATGCTCTGGAAAATTTCTACCGATACAACCAAAATTGCATTTTCAATAGGCGGTGTTGATGCATAAAGCTGCGCCGCTGATGATCCAGATAAAGTGGCCAATGCGCTTGGAATAAATGGCAATGGATATGTGCGATCTGCGGCAGCTGTTGCAGCTGTAAATGTGTAAGGCTCAATCCGATCATCGGTGACTGTATAAGTGCCATTGTATGTTCCGGCCCCGGTAACAATGACAGATTGCCCCGGCACAAAGTAATTTGGCCGGATAGTTGTGAAATAAATGACGGCATTATCCACATTGGCAAATGTCACCGATGATTGGTATTGCGTAAGTAAAGGCAAAATTGTTTGTTCGGCCGAATCAATTATCTGATCAAGCTCTGCATCTGAATACAAGGAAACCGAGACACCAAGAATCGCTCTCAGCTGTGAGGCTGTAACTATTGCTGGCATCTCGGTTCCTTTCGTATAAGTAGCGACCGGGAGCGACCGCTACCGATCATCGTTGATTAGTTAATCTCAGGTTTGGTTCCAGCATGCGCCAAATGGAATCTTTGGAGCAATTGCTGCATAGCCGTAGTAGAGGATGTCAATTGTTCCATCGCTTTGAATTGCTGTGCGCAATGTAAAGCGTGGTGACTCATACCATGTCCATGCATCTGGATTAACAACGACCATTGAGAAATCCCCGGTTGATGTTGTTGGGC